CAAGTATTTGACCCTCTAGGCATTTCTATATTAGATTATATGCAGTTATATAGAAAGTTTACATTTGTTATGCAAGAGTCATATCGATTAGATCATATTGCTCATGTTGAGTTAGGTGAACGTAAACTTGATTACTCTGAACATGATAGCTTATTTGATCTTTATAAGCATGATTGGGAAAAATTTATAGACTATAATATTTTAGATACTGAATTAGTTAAACGATTAGATGATAAACTAAAACTTATTGAACAAGTATTTTCTATTGCTTATGATGCTAAAGTTAACTATCAAGATACCTTTACTTCTGTTAGAATGTGGGATCTTATTATTCACAACTATTTACTAGATAAAAATATTGTTGTACCTCAGTTTAAAAAAGTAGATAAAGAAAGAGCTGCTGAAGGTGCTTATGTTAAAGATCCTCAGGTGGGAATGCATAATTGGGTTGTATCATTCGATCTCAACTCTTTGTACCCGCATTTAATTATGCAATATAATATCTCACCTGAGACTTATGCAGGTAAATCTGGAAGAGCACCTTCTATAGAAGAAATATTAGATGGTGCATGGAATAATAATACTCTAGATACTGCTAAAGAAGAAAACTGTACTATATCTGCTAATGGTGATTATTATACTCGAGACTTTGAAGGCTTCTTACCTAAGCTTATGCGTAAGATGTATGATGATAGAGTAGTATGGAAGAATAGAATGATCGAAGCTCAGAAGAAGTATGAGAAGACTCCTACTAAAGCTTTAGAGAATGAAATAGCTCAATGTCATAATATGCAGATGGCTAAAAAGATTCAACTTAACTCAGCTTATGGTGCTTTAGGTAATGAATACTTTAGATGGTTTGATATGAATAATACTGAATCTATTACTAAGGGCGGTCAGTTATCTATTCGCTGGGCTGAGAATACAATTAATAAATTACTTAATAAAACTTTGGGGACTGATAATGAAGATTACGTTATTGCAATCGATACGGACTCTCTATACATTAATATGGCACCGCTTGTACATAAAGTCTTTCCAGATGGCGCTGAGACTAAGCGAATCATCGATTTTCTTGATAAGTCCGCTGCTGAGATTCTTGAACCAGAAATTGAAAAGGGTTATGGAAAACTTGCGACCTATGTAAATGCAATGGAAAATAAAATGTTTATGAAGCGAGAAAATATAGGTAATAAAGCTATATGGACTGCTAAGAAAAGATATATCATGAACGTTTTTGATTCGGAAGGTGTAAGATATGCAAGTCCTAAATTAAAAATGATGGGCATCGAAGCTGTTAGATCTTCTACACCGTCTATGGTTAGAACTTATATTAAAGAAGCTCTTGATGTTATTATGGATAAAGATCAAGAAGCTATTATTGAGTTTATAGAACAAAAGAGAGAAGAATTTAGAAAGCTACCTTTTGAAGAAGTTGCTTTCCCGAGAGGGTGTAAAGGGCTTGCTAAATATTCAGACGCAGCTATGATCTATAGGAAAGGTACTCCTATACATGTTAGAGGCGCTCTAATGTATAATCATCTCTTGAATGAGAAAAAAATTGATAGGTTTCAACCTGTTCAAGAAGGTGATAAAGTGAAATTCTGTTATTTAAAATTACCTAATCCAAGTAGAGAGAATGTAATTGCTGTACCTAACACTCTACCTAAACAACTAGGCTTAGACAGTTACATAGATTATGATATGCAATTCGATAAATCATTCCTTGAACCGATGAAGACTATAATTGAAAAAATAGGCTGGGTGGTTGAAAAACAACAGAACTTAGATTTATTTTTTCAGTAGGAGAACTTATGGCAAATAACGACTTTTCATTTGACTTTGGTTTTTCAGCTATGGATGCTGATGAACTAGAAGCAGTACAAGAGGTAAAAGCAGAGGCTCAATCAGGTAGTGCTACTGCCTCAGACTTAGAGGATAGATTCAATAAACTATATAACATGGTTATTCCTCTTCTTAATAATCTTAAAAAGAATCCAGAAAAAGATTATATTTACTGGCCTAAAAGGTTGGATAAAATAGAACAGTTTAATGATGCTCTTGATAAAGTATACAAAGGTAGTTGATTTAGACTACAAGGTATACTATAATAAAGATATTTTGGAGAAAAAATGAGTGATTTTTTTAGAAACTTAGTTGAAGATCTTAAAGATGAAGATACTGTAATTGCAGCTGATGGTACAGGTAGTGCCGAATATACTGGTTCAATTGATACTGGTAGTTATATTTTAAATGCAGCGTTATCAGGGTCTCTTAATGGAGGTGTTCCTAATAATAAAGTAACTGCATTCGCAGGTGAATCTGCTACTGGTAAAACTTTCTTTGTATTAGGAGTTGTACAAAACTTCTTAAAGAATAATCCAGATGCAGGTGTAGTATATTATGATACTGAAGCAGCTGTAACTAAAGAGATGATGGAATCAAGAGGTATTGATACTAAGAGAGTTATCTTAGCTGAACCTGATACTATTCAGAACTTTAGAACTCATGCTCTTAATGTCATTGATAATTATAGCAAGCAACCTATAGACAGACGTCCTCCTATGATGTTTGTTCTTGATTCTCTTGGCTTACTATCTACTACTAAAGAGATGGAAGATACCGCTGACGGTAAAGAGACAAGGGATATGACCAAGGCTCAGGTTATAAAAGCTACCTTTAGAGTATTAACTCTTAAACTAGCTAAAGTAAAAATACCTATGCTTGTTACTAACCATGTTTATGATGTAGTTGGTTCTTATGTGCCTATGAAAGAAATAGGTGGTGGATCAGGACTTAAATATGCTGCATCTACTATTGTAATGCTTGGCAAGAAGAAAGATAAAGAAGGTACCGATTTAGTAGGTAATATTATTAAAGCTACTATGTTTAAATCTAGATTATCTAAAGAAGGTAAAATGGTAGAAGTTAAACTATCATTTGAGAAAGGTTTAAATAGACATTTTGGTCTTATTGATCTAGGTGTTAAGCATGGCATATTCAAACAAGTGTCTACTAGAATAGAATTACCTGATGGTACAAAGCAATATGCTAAAACTATCTATAATGAACCTGAAAAATACTTTACCGATGAGATTATGGAACAGCTCGAGTTAGCTGCTAAGAAAGAGTTTATGTACGGAGCTGCAGATGATGGATTTGTTTCCGATTCCGATGTTGAGGGAAAAGACTGATCTAGATATTTCTTTAATAAAAGAAGAAATATTAAAACATAGATTATCAAAGCCTGACAATAAGGAAGAGTATACATCATATTATGACAGTAATTTATTACCTATAGATTCCGCTGATGTTATTAACAATTGTATAATTGATTATGCAAGTAGTTTTATTTCTTCTATATTCACTGAGAATAATTTAAAAGTAGATAAAGATACGCTTAATGTTTGGTATAATGTATATAACGAAGGTATTCATCATTGCTGGCATGATCATGGTAGAGCTTTATTATCAGGGACTATCTTCATTGAAATGAATGAAACAAGTTCACCATTTAAAATTAAATCACCTCTGCATGCACTAATTAAATCCTGGTCAGGAAATGCTGAATTCGTAGGCAGATTTAAACAAGAGTTGAGTTTTGAACCTGAAGCCGGTACAATAATAATGTGGCCAGGCTGGGTAGAACATAATGTACCCGAGCAAAGAAAAACTAATGAACCTAGAATAACTATTTCATTTAATATTGATATAAAAAGATGATTGAAAAAACTATATTAAGTAATTTAATTTATAATGACGACTTTACTAGAAAGGCTTTGCCATTTTTAGATGAGTCATACTTTAGTGATATAGTTATTAGAAAAATTTATAAACTAATAAACGAATTTCATCTTAATTATAATCAATGCCCTACTAAAGAAGCTTTACTAGTTGAACTAGATGATTCATCTGGTTTATCTGACGATCAAGTTGATCAAGCCAAACAAGTTATAAATGAATTTGAAGAACCTACTGAAGAAATAAGAGAATGGGTATTAGATAAGACTGAAAAGTTCTGTCAAGAGAAGGCTGTCTATAATGCTATTATGGATAGTATTCAAATTATGGATGGTAAAACTACTCAAGATAAAGGTGCAATACCTGAACTACTTTCTAATGCTTTAGCTGTTACATTTGATAATAATATCGGGCATGACTTTATTGATGATGCTGATAGTAGATTTGAATTCTATAAAAAGAAAGAAGAAAAGATACCTTTCGATCTTGATTATTTAAATAGAGTAACTAAAGGGGGATTATCTAGAAAGACTCTTAATATAGCATTAGCTGGTACGGGAGTAGGTAAATCTCTCTTCATGTGTCACTGTGCTGCTGGTAATCTTTTACAAGGCTATAACGTATTGTATATAACTCTTGAAATGGCTGAAGAGAAGATAGCTGAGAGAATAGATGCTAACTTATTGAATACAGCTTTAGATGAGCTTAAGATGCTACCTAAAGAGGCTTATGATAAAAAGTTAGAAAGAGTATCTAAAAAGACTGATGGTAAATTAATTATAAAAGAATACCCTACTGCAGCTGCTCATACTGGTCACTTTAGACATTTACTTAATGAATTAAAACTAAAGAAACAATTTATACCTGACGTAGTCTACGTTGATTATCTAAACATCTGTGCTAGTCATAGAGTAAAAGGTGCTTCGGCTAACTCATATACTATTGTTAAATCTATTGCTGAAGAGCTAAGAGGTTTGGCTGTTGAGTTTAATGTACCTATTATTAGTGCTACTCAGACTACTAGATCAGGTTATAGTAATACAGATGTTGACCTTACTGATACTTCTGAATCATTCGGTCTTCCTGCTACTGCTGACTTTATGTTTGCTCTTATATCATCAGAAGAATTAGAAGACCTAGCTCAGATATTAATTAAGCAGTTAAAGAATAGATATAGTGATCCTAACTATAATAGAAGATTTGTAGTTGGTGTTGATAGATCTAAAATGAAATTATACGATGTTGAACAGCAGGCGCAAGATGATATTGTTGAAGATACGCCTGTCTTCGATAATTCAAAAACAGGCGAAAGTTTAAGTAGTAAGTTTAATGAATTTATCTAAGTTAAGTACCTATTGCAGACATTTTCTAAACTACCAAATTTTAATAATTCATTAAATTTATTAAAAAAGTTAATTATCATGTTTTCTCCTGGTATATAAATAATATATATAATATATATATAAAAATGAGGATTTTGAGATGAGTGAAAAAGTTCAAATGCTAGTTAAAGTTCCATCAGAACTTAAGAAGTTATTTAAACAGGCTTGCACAGAAAATGATACTTCTGTTTCTAGAGAAGTAAGAAGGTTTATGAAAGCATATGTAGAAATGCAAACTACTATGCCTGACAAAAAATTTGATGCCTGAATATGATTGCATAATTCCATGGTCTGGAGGAGTTGAATCAACAGCCGTAGTTAACTGGGCAGTTAATAATAATAAAACACCGCTTTGTATTCATGTAAGAATGAATCCTGCTGAGTGGAGTAGTGTTCAAAAAATGGCATCTATATTTAATGTAAATGTTTTTAAAGTAGAACAAGACATATCTCAAATTCCTGTTGATCCAAATAATAGGAATTTCTATTCTAAGAGGTTTGGTTATCATAATAAATGGTCACCAGTTATTCATAACTGGGTTTATTGGTCATCTTTTGCTAATATAACAAATCCAACAATTAAAAATATTTTTTATGGACACTGTGGAGCTGGTCTTGTTGAGCAAGGAGATGGTCTTGGAGATCAAATGCACGATGGAGCAGTTGCTATATTTAATAGCTTTGAAAACTATTTTAATGCTTATTTTGTTGATAGTAAGTTTATAGCTCCTTTAGATCATTTAACTAAAAGGGAGCAATGGTTAACTCTTCCTAATGAAATAAAAAAAGAAATATTTACATGTAATGTTTATGAATCAATTATCAATGAAACAAATTGTAGAAAATGTCCGAAGTGCACTTCGCTCACAAGAGCTGTTCCTGAAAATGAGTGGCACTTTATAAAATAAGTTGGTATAATAAAGTATGAGTAAATGGCACGGAGGTAAAGGTAGTAAACCAAGACCTATTACTAATCAGAAACAGTTTGAAGAAAACTGGGATAAGATATTTGGTCGAAAAAAGACTCCTGCGCATGCGCAAACCAAAGTGCATAAAGATAAAACTAAAGTTATACCCAGGAGGAAAAAGTATGGCGACGTGGACGATGAAGGGTGATATAACCCTTGAACAGATTGCTAATGCAGCTCAAAGATGGCATAAAGGTAACAAATTTACCAAGCTTGCATTAGAAGAACTTAGACACTATAATCATTGTAGTACTAGTATGGGATATTCAGCAGAACTAATTGCTGGTGCTCTTACTACGTTAGCTAAAGTAAATAATTTTGAGGTGTTTGAATGAATATATTT